TCGTCGCCACCTTGCTGCCGTTCAAGTACAACACGCCGTTGGCGGTGCCGCCGGAGAGAACAGGGTTTGCCGTAAAGGTAGCCACGCCGCCGACATTGAGCGCCGAGGTGATGGACACATTGGCAAAGGTCGCGTTACCGGCGCTGTTCAACTGCGAGACGACTTGGAAGCGCGTGCCGTCATAGACGACTACCACCACCTCGCCGCTCTTGATGTCACCCGCAGCAAGGGCCACAGACCCGTCACGGGTCACAGCCTTTGCGCCAAGCGAATCAATGTTAAGCGTTACCGCGCCCGTGTTATCGCCCGTGGCGACGAAGTAGAACATCTGTCCGGCAGCGTAGGCGGCAACCACAGGCGCACCCACAGCCGTGATGGTGTCCGTCCCAGAGACGCTCGTAAGCAGTTTGGTGACCGTAGACTGCACCTGCGACAAGTTCGCAGAGTCCGTGGCGGCAGAGCCTACCCCAAGTCCCGTGAACTTGTAGGTGGACATCGGGATGTTGGCGGTAACCGTCGTCTGACCGTCCTTCGTGATGACGGTCGAGAGGCCGGTGGCAAGGTCAGCCGTCAGGGCGTTAAACGCCGTGGACGAGATGACGGTGCCAGCGACTACAGGCTGGCCTGCCGTGTTGATAAGGAATGTACCAGAACCATTGAAAGCCATGTTCCTATACCTCGGTAATGGCATAGAATCGACTTACAGGAGGTGTCACATGACTTACCAGCCCGCTGTTCGATTCAGTTGCGTTAAGTGTAAAAACCCTAAAACCGTTGCGCGAAAGTTGTGCAGAACTTGCTACAACCGAGAGCGCAAAGCCAACCGTCTTGACGATTATGCATTGCTTGGCCCGTCTGATGTGTTTAAAGACCGATTTGAAAAAACAGACGGTTGTTGGGAATGGAAAGGTAACCGCAATGGGTACGGATACGGCATATTTTTGCTTCCCGGTGAAAAGCCTGTACGCGCTCATCGGTACTCGTATGAATACCATGTTGGGCCTATACCTGAAGGTATGGTCATCATGCACACCTGCGACAACCCGCCGTGTGTCAACCCTGCTCATCTGCAAGTTGGAACCAAAGCCGAAAACAATGCTGACACGGCTAAAAAGCGACGGCACAACTATGGGCTTGACCATTGGAACGCACGCCTTTCCGACGCTGACGTTGCTGCCATCCGCGTTAGTGATGAAACGCGAAAAGCCCTCGCCAAACGGTATGGCGTAACTTACTCGCATATCTGGCGTATTAAAGCAGGAACGCATCGGGAGTAATTACTCCTGTTCCATTCCGGCCATTGCACCGGCAACGGCTCCTGCTGAACCACGCGGCAAAGTGCGCGACGGTTTTAACAATCCTTTTTGCAATGCTTTACTTAAAGCCAAGCGACGAGCGCCGTACCTAGCAAATGGGAATGCCAAAGCAGCCGCTGCTGTTTGAGGCGATTGCAAGGCAAAACCAAGCGCACCACCGGCACCTGCAACACCTGCGTCCAATGCGCTTACGCCGGGGCCAGCAACACGCTCGGGCATCGCTGCCGCTTTTGGAAACGCACCAGCAAACCGCGCTGCTGTGGTTAGTTCGGGCGACAATGGTTTGTCCTTGCGAAGCAATGCCGCTAGTTTAGAAGCGTTAACATTGCCCGTAGTTTCTAGAGCGTTCTGCACCGTGTAGGTCTTGGCAATCAACTGTCGCGCTGCGCGAAACTCGTTCACCAACGACTGATTACCGGTCTGCGATAACTGCCGCTCAATCATGTCTTCAAGGGCATCAGCGGCTTTCTGTTGCGCCGTGCCAAGGGAACGATTTGCGGGGTCAGCAGCGTTTTGCCCCGTCAAATTGCCAACAGCAGATTTTCGCAGTTCCTTGATGTATTCCAAACCAGACTTGGAATCAAACCCCGGTCGTTGTAACGACTTAACCAAATCATCAATCTTGTCGCCTGCGCCGATATCCGCTTTAGGAAAATCACGCTGAATCTGTGCAATGCCCGAGCGTATGCGAGAAATGTCAGCGTAAAAATCAAGGTCAGGAGTAATGCGCCCAACATTGCCAAGCCTTTGATAAGCCTGCCCTGCCGTTTCGCGCAGGTTTTTTAGCGCAGCAGGGGTCAACGGTTGGTTAGGCGAAAGCCCAACCGACTGCGATGCAAGCCTATTGGTCACTTCCTGATTGCGAAGCGATGCCGTTTGCGCCGTAGCAATTTTGCCGCCCAAACTTTCAACCGCGACATTGCCCATTGTGGGTTTGATGGTAGACGGAGGCACCACATACCCCGCGTCCCGCGTTGCTGCAAATTCGCGCTCAACATTTGTCGGTGCGCGTTGGAAGTTGGCAGGAGCCTGCGTTCCAAATTGCGGCAACGGCACTTTCGACCCAGCCATAGCCGACTGAACCATGCCCAAATTGCGCTCAAGACCCGTTTGCGGTTCTGGCACACCTGCGCGGGTCATTGCCTCTTGCAATGCCTGTGTCGGCATCTGCTGATTGCTGCCCGTCAGCAGGTTGTACCCCGCCATGGTCGCATCAGCCGCCATACCGGGAATTGCCGTTAAACCAGTAACAACATTGCGCCCCGTCAGAGCCAATTGTCGCGCCAAGTCCTGCGGCAGCGTCTGTATTTGTTCGCCTAGTGTGCGTTCGCTAGGTTGTTTAGCAAGGTGAGGGTTCTGCCGGGTTACCTCTGCTCGAACCTCATCATCCGTTGACCCCGGTGGGCCTTCAATACGGTAAGTTTTGCCGTCTGGCGCTGAAATGCTATAGGTTGGCATCACTTCACCTGCTGCGCCTTGCCCCAACCTTTAGCGGGATTAACCGTGCTAGGTGGCGCAGATTTGTTAAAAGAAGCAGCAAGGTCTCTTACGGCTTTTTCGAGTTCTGGAGTCCATGCAGCGCCAGTTCTTGCTTTTGCTTGTGGGATAAGTTCAAGCAATTTTTTACTTTTTCTTTCAATTGCGGCGGCATCGTCAGTAAGCGTCGGAGTTAATCCGCGTTTTGCATTGATAAATTGTGGGTCGGTATAAGCAGCGCCGGTTGCAAGAGTAAGATACGCATCAAGCAAGTCTGATTGTTCGCCAACAACAATTTGACGCTGCGGACTTCTTGCAGCGTTTGCAGCCTCGTCGCTTACCATTCCAGCCGCAAATTCTTGCACGCTTGGTTTTATTGCAGAAGGGTCTTTTTCAATAGCGCGTTGAATAGCGTTTGCTGCATTTACAATGCGACCAACATTCCACCCAGAGGTTGCTTCACTAACTGTTGGCGCAGTTCCCTTACTTGGAGGTGGAGTAAAGCCTTTCACAACAGACGGCGGCCCACCAGTCTGCGAAGGCTGAATAAGCACGGGATTACCTTGTGCGTCTTCCACAGCCATTGGCGCGCCATATCGGTTAGTTACATTGACTGTTGCGCCTCTTGCTGGGGTTATTTCTTTTGCAATTGCAGCATCAATGGTTTTTATAAACGGGTCATTAGGATTTTTTGCAATTAGCGCATTACGCTCTGTGTACAATTTAGAAAGCGTTGTAAGTCCCGAAGTTGAAGTTGGTTCAACAGCGTATTCAATATCCTTTGGGTCGCCGCTTGCAGCAAACTTTTTTGCGCTTGCTGGCGTAAGGTCGGCAAGATTAACCGCGCCAATTTGCAATTGCTTCGGCTGCATTGCCCCGTATTGCATCTGCCCAATTTTCTGCACAAGCGGGTTCTGACTGGTCAACACGCCCTCAAGGGCAAGCGCACGCTTTTGTTCAGGCGTAAATTCAGCCTTGTATTGAGGATTGGCAAGCAATGCGGCAATGCGCTGCGGGTCGGTTTCTCGACCCGTCTTTGTCTGCATATAAACTTGGTCTTCCTCGGGCCTGCGACCCAACTTCACTTGCGGAACACCCTGCGGCATCATCTCTGGGGTAGGCGTAGGCATGGCCGTTTTACGATATTGGATGCGCCCATCGACCAGTTCCGGCGTTCCCATCTGCTCAATGTCTTGCAGCGCAACTTCGCCCAACGTCATCGTTTTGGCAGGCTCGGTCAGCGCACGCAGGAAATCCCGCGCTTCACGGGTTTGCGTTTCCATTGCGCTTTTCTCGGCTTCTTCTGCCTTACGTTCGCCACGGGCGGCGAAGAACGCTTGCAGACCCTGCACCAGAGGCGCTGCGGCGGGAATGGGGGCGTTTTGGATGTCTCCCGGCTGGTATGCCTGCTGTGCAAGCATCTCTGCCATACGGCGACGGCGGCGTGCCTCTGCCGCCTGCTGCTGGTATGCGTCAGGCAGCGCGAAGACTGATACTGATTTGTACTTTTCATCAGCCATTTTCAAAGTTCCCCCTTTCCGGGCCGCCCTGCGGGTTGGTCATACCCGGAGACTTCGGCATCTTGGGATACTGGCGCAAGAACTGACGCGGCGCACGGTTTACATCCGCAGCGTTCTGCGGAGGGCTGTACTGCATATCCGTCTGCGCTCCAGCGTTGTTGCTGATTTGCTGGCTTTGGCCCTGCATCTGGAGCATACGCGCCATGCGCTGACCGCGACCGCCGTTCATCATGGGGGGAGCGTTAAAGGTCTGGTATGGGGTTCTCATATTTTTACCCGAAGAATTTGGAAACACTACCCGCTTGACCTATGCCGCCACCTAGACCGCCAAGCACGCTACCGTACAGGCCCATCTGCGCGTTTTGGCGTGCAATCTGATTCTGGTAGTTTTGTTGCGCGAAGTTACCCGCCGCCTGCGTAGCGCCGAAAATGGGAGCCGCTCCCACCTCTGCGCCCTGATAGGCTTGGAATTGCGGCATCTGCACTTGTGCGCCGCCCATGATGGCTGCGACCTCGTTAAGCGGGAGCGCCCGAAGCGCCAACTGCTCTTGCAACGCCGCCTGACGCTGGGCGTTCTGGAAGTTTGCCGCCGCCTGCGCTTGGTTGAAGCCCTGTGCTTGGAGCGCCGCTTGAGCCTGCGCTTGCTGCAACGCTGCCTGTTGGTTCTGGGCAAGCGAGGCGTTATACAGCCCAGCAATGTCCATTTCCTGACCAAACTGCTGACCGGCAGCAGCGTTGTACGCACCCGCCGCGCCCAAACCCTGTTGGAAGTTCTGCGCGATGGCACGGTTAACGGCTTCCTGTGCCGCCTGACCCGTCTGGAAGGATGCCATCTGCGCGTCTCGACCAAACTCACCCGCCGCAAGCCGCTGCGCGAACTGCTGCGCCTGCGCTTGGTTGGCAAACTGACCCGATTGTAGCGCCAGTTGGGCGTTTTGGGCGATTGCAGCGTTTTGTGCGCCCGTGGCCTGCTGGCCCGCGCCAAACCCCGCCAAAGCCGCTTGGTTGGCAAAGCCGCCCAGAGCCTGTGCCTCGCCTAGCCCCTGCTGACGAGCCGCCATATCAAGGCTAATGCCCTGTAGCGCGGCCTGCGTTCGGAGGTCGTTTTCCTGTTGTTGCTGCTCGGCAATGGCGGCGTTAAACGCCTCGCCACCGCGCACCAAACCCTGATTGGCAAGTTGGGTTTCCAACTGCGCCCGTTGACGCTGCAATTGCGGGTCGAGGCGCGACATGATGGCCTGCTGCGCCGTCATACCCGCGTTTACAGGCATCGCGGCAAGGCTAGAGGTATCCAACTGCCCTTGAAGTGTTGGGGCAGCGGGGCCACCCTGCGCCGTGCCAAACTGGCCTGCGCTGGTCTGCACGCCGCTAATGCCGCTTGTGTCCAAGCCCTGCAAGTTCAGCCCTTGTGGGCCACCCGCAGCCATTCCGTACTGTCCTGCCGTGGGGCCGAAGTTAACCGGTAGCGCCGACACATCAGAGCGTGCGCGACCCTGCAACTCGGGAAGGGTCGGCAGGTTGCCATAACCGCCAAAGTTGAATTGTTGCGCCGGAAGCCCCTGCGGGGTGAAATCCGTGCCGTAAATTTTTTGCACATTCTCAATGGCCTTTTCACCAAGGCCGGAAAGCGCCAACTCCACCCGCTGCTGCGCCTTGAGGGTCGCCTCTGCCTCGGGGGTCAGGTACTGCTCGATGGTAGGGGTGTCCAAGTCCACCATCTCGGTGAACATCTCGCGGGTGGGCATTACATCGCCCATGTACTCCCCGCCGCCGTAGCCTTGATTAAACCGTTGCGTCTGTCCCGGCCCCATGCCGGACGCATCAAAGCGACCGCCGCCGATAAGCATGGCAGTAGGAACCTGCGCTCCGGTAGGCAGCGTAGTGAAGTTGGCTCGACCGCCCTGCGTGTATGCGAAGTCATCGCCCATTCCCAGAGCCTCGCGCCGCGCAGCAGGCATACCGTCAGCCTTTAATGCCATAGGCTCTTGCGTAACGCCGAGGTCAACGCCGCCGCCATACATACCGCCACCGCCCATCTGCACGCCACCACCGCCCGTCGTGGGCATGGCAGCACCGCCACCAACGCCAACGGTTGAGGGTGCGCCCTGCGGTGCGCCGGTAGCAGGTGCCTGCGGGTTACGCGCACGATAGTTAGCCATCGCAGCGTCATACGCAGCGCGGTTAAACTGCGGTCGCCCGTAGGTCACACGCTGACCACCAAGCGGGGTAATGACATTGGGGTTAGAAAGCCGCGCAGTAAGACGCGCCGCCTCTAGGTTGGCAATGCCCTGTTGTTGCGCTGCGCCTGCGTAGTCAGGCGCTGGAGGCGGCTTCGGTGATTTTTTGCCCATAACGGTGTCCCAAAAAACGGCACGCATCGCGTGTCATGGTTAGGAAAACAATATCACCGTCGGTGTCGGCATCCTTTAGACGCGCTTCCTCGGTGAAACCCATTTTACGCACAAGCCTGATGGCTTTCGCGTTTTTACTGCCCACGGGGGCGATGATTTTGTCAACCCCGCAGACATTGAAAGGATAGTCAAACATGGCTGCAATGTAAGCGGGGGTTAAGCGGTCAGAGATGGCGATGTGGCAAACCACGCTGCGCCCGTTCCAGTTCTCGTAAACCACGCCGCCGACAATGTTCTCTCCCTTACGCAATCCGATGGCGTTAGAGCGTTCAGCGTGATACCCGCCGCCCGTATGCCCACAGACCCATTCGCCCACCTCGGGGCCGCTTGTTATATGCCAGCCCATCCGAGTTGATACACCACATCAGTTGAGGCCCATTGAATCGCTAACTTGTTGCTGCTGCTCTGAAACTGTACTGACCCGCAGTAGCCAACGCCGGTAACGCCCTGCCAGTTGTTCTGAATCTCAAGGTCGGAACCCCACACAGCCGTATCCCACAACGCGCTGTCCCAAAGGGCAGTCAGCGGAGTAGAAAACGATATCGGGGCAACATTGTCTGAAATGTTGAAATCGACATTGATGCCAACCCGCACAGACGGGGTGCCGTTGCTGAAAATGCTAGGCCGTGCGCGTGTAAAAATCTTCTTTACGCCGCGAGTCTCGAAGTAGTTAAAGGCTTGAAGAATCTTGCCGTTGATGTTGCTTGTGTCATCAATGTAGCCGGTGCTACCCGTTGTCCAAGCCTTTGCCACGAAAGTTGCCGCACCAAAGTACGGCGTATCGTCAAGCAACCCAAAGTGAAAAGCGTTCCAGTTTGTAAACCTGCACCACGCCTTCGTGATGTTGTTCATCACAAACTGCTCTTGTGCGCCTTCACGCACCGGGACATTGACGATTAGGGCGTTGTTCTTCGGGTTGTACAACATACACCACCCGAAGTTGTCCCTATACGCCGCAGCAGCCGCCGCAAACGCACCCTGTATCTTGTCCGATAGCGCGATGTTGGGGTCGAGCCGCGAGGATTGAAGCGCCGAGGCCATGGGAATCAGCCCGTCAAGCGTCAGCACCAAAAGGTCGCCGCCGTACTTCATCAGGGAGCGGGTGCCGATAGGCGCACCCACAATCCACACGCCAATAAGCGCCCATGTGGAGGCAGATGAGGGGTCTGTACCGCGATAGACGATTACCTCGCCCTTGTCGGTGACAAATACAAGGTTGTCATCCACGCCGTAGCCAGCGTCAATTGTCCACGAGGCCATCGACACCAACACGCCGCCCAGACGCGCAATGGATGACAGGTCAAGAACCTGCGCCGCGCCGCCAACGCTAGAGGTCGGCAGGTACCACGCCTTCAGCGTGTCCTTCTGGATGAACCATACACGGTTCTTGAAAAGCGTCGGAGAGTTGAGCGTAGTGGTCGTAACGCCCGTAATGGCAGGCGAGGATGAACCCGTGATGCTTGTCCAACTTGAGCCGTTGTAAAGATACGGCGTGTTGACACCGTTAGCGGCATACAGGTAGTTGCCACCTGCGGTCGTGACATTGGTGTATTCCCACTTGGAGTTGGTCAGTCCGCTGACCGCCGCCGCGCCAATAGCACCCGCAGATGTAGCGTTGTAGAACTTGCCATCTGACACCGCCCACAACTGGTCAGAGGTGCCGCCGCTGTAGGTCATCAGGGTTTCTACATCGTCGGGAAACCCCGTGGCGTGCTTCACATAGCCGCCGCGCAAGACAACATTGGATACGCCGGGGAAGTAGTTGTCCAACTGCACGGCATCCGTGGGTGCCATGTTGGCGAGAGAATCCCGAGCGTTCCAACCGCCCACGGGCGACGGCAGGCTTGCGACATTTGCCGCAGCGCGTTGAACGAGGCGACGAGAAACAGCCATCAGTTCTCGTACCCGTAATTGCTGTCAGGGATGTTGTCGTAGCCGATAAGCACCGTGCCCGGACGCGGGGCAAACGAGAGGTTGGCAGCGCCCGTATCCTGTGCGATAGCCGTCTCAAGTTCAGCAAGGTAGTCGCGAAAGATAGCGGTTGTATCGAAGCCCTTTGCCTCGAAATACTTAAGTTTGGTAGACAGCACCATCACACGGTCGGGATAGATGCAGGTGTCGTTGTCTGCCGTCATCGAAGTCTTGGCGGCACCCGCAACGCTTTCTGCCCATGCGTTGCTGCGGTACTCAAAGCCGAGCAACTCGCCAGCGTTCATTCCGGGCCAAATCTGGAAGTATTTGCCGAGCAGGCGGTAACGGATACGGGGGCCGGTCGAGATGTAGCCCGAGAGCAGCCACTCCCATTGTTGCGGCGACTCTGGGCCGAGCATCTCCCAACGCTTGCTCTTATCCCAATGCGTGCGGTTGACGCTGCTGTAGTAATCCGAGGGCAGGCCGTACTTGACCTTTTGGAACACCAGACCGCCACCGACCTGCGCCTCTGTCGGCTCGTAGTTGA